AACCATCAGCACCTTGCCAGAACATATATTCTACTTGATCTGAAAGTTTTTGTGCTTTATTATCTATAATATACTGCTCAAATGGAAATGATTGTGGATCTGATCCTCTTGCCATTAACTGACCATACCATTTAGGTTCTAAAGTTTTAGGACATAACGCTTCTTTATAATCAATAGGACATACAGAAACACTTACCTGTGATAAATTAGTTCCACCACTTACAGTCCATCCACAAGCTGCGTCTTGTAGATATAAATCGTGATCCAATTTATTCAATTTAACATCACCTTTTTGTCCTGCTATAATCTCTATACCTGAACCAATTGTAGTAGCTCCATAAAGAGCTTGTGCAATAAGTCCTGTGTTCTCATTTGTGTAATCACTTAAAGTGCTTACATCAAAACTAAAATTATATTTACTCATTTTTTTTTATTTATTTTTTCTTAACTTTCTTATGGCATCTAAAGCATTCATCTTTTTCTCCATATTAGTTAATTCTCTTTGTTCCATAGGTTTAGTAGTTATACTATCAACCTCTGGAATTGCTGATAATTTTTCAATTTCAGCCTTCATTTGTATTTCATTTGAACTAAACATTTCTAATTTACTTTTCAAATCTTCAACGATAGTAAGTAATTCATTATATTTAGATTCAAAATCAACTTCCTCTAATGCTTCTGTTTCAGGTTCTACTTCTTCTGTATCTTCTTCAGGAACTAATAAATTATAAACCGATATTGTTCCACCAACTACATCAAAACTATCACCATTTTCTAAAACATAAGTCCCATCTTCTAATGGTAAAGTCATCAATTCATCACCAAAAACTAAAGTATCTACCATTAATTCTCCATCGTAATAAACTAATGAACCATCCTCCAAAGTAGATGTCTCAAATTTGACTTCAACTTGTTCTGTATCAACTTGTTCTGGTTGTGTTTCAACAACTTCTTCCATTTCTACAATTTGATCCATTCCAAGTATAGTTCTAATTTTTTCCAATACACTTTTGTATTCACTCATTTTTATTAAAGTTATTTTTTGTCTTATATTTATATATATAAAAATTATTAAAAATCGCTATTTAATACTATTTAATAACGATTTAATCTCTTCAATCTTTTGTTTATCTAAATCAATCTTACTAAATTTCTCACTTAAATATGCTTCAATTGATAAACCACCAATTTCTTTATTCTTTATCTTTTCTTTGATATCTTCATTTTCTATTTTATAACTAACAGCCCAAGTTCCATTAGGTATATTCTTAAAACCATATTTAGTAATTAATGGATCTTCTTGATTTTCAACAATCCAACTATAAATCAAGTATATTCCATCAACAGGAGTTTCATGTTGTTCCGTTACATTTTTACTCATACCTTGTTTCAAGAAGTTTTGTGATAAAGTCCTTATTGTTTCTTCTGTAAAATAAACATAGTATTCTTCATTTGTTTCTGGATTAAATCTGAATATTCTTTTCTCTGGTATAAGGGCAGGACTAACTATAATCCCTTTTTCTTCATCTATTTTTCCAAAAGTATAATTCTGTTTTCCTTTATTAAAATAAACTAAATTTTGTTCTATTGCTGGCATATCAACAAAACCCATCGCACTTAAAAAATCTTCATTTTCATCATTAACAACTAATTCAATTTCATTTATGTTTGCTCTCATAATTTTCTATTTGTTTTTTATTATTCTTCAAGTAATTCTAACCAAGTTTCAGTATATTCTACTTCTTCTCCGGGTTCTATTATTAGAACTTGTTCATTTTTAATAAGTTCTATTAACTTGTCTCTTAATTTCTTTACTTTACACATTATAATACACTCATTTCTTCTGTTACTTTAACTCTATTCTGGGTTGAAGTAATATCTGTTTCTGATACATAAACGCGTTTATCATTAAATCCACCTACTATCATGGCAATACTTTCATTTGATAATTTAATTGAACCATCACCAGTAGAAAAATCTTTACCTCCACCTGCTGTATTAGCAATTGAAGCCATATTTCTTAATGAAGCATTACTCATACTTGCAGCGTTAATAACTCCTTCACCACCTTCTAATTCTCCAAATGGTGTAGAAATCCCACCTTGTTTATGTGATGGTCCTTGTAATATTCCACCATCAGCGAATTGTTGTTGTGATATAGTAGCAATTTGAACTGCTCCTGCTGCTGCAACTATCGCTCCTGATATAATACCTATTGGTGATGGTGGTGGATTTTGTGCAATCGCAGTAATTACACCCATAGCAGTATCAATTATCGCTGATAGAATAGCAGCATTTTTCTTTTTCTCTCCGTATTCCTTTCTTATTTGTTCTTGTTTCTTCTCATTACCTTCTGCTGCTTTAAGTTCTTTATTCATTTGATTATCTAAAATCTGTGAATAAATATCTATTGCATTTCCTGCTTGTTCTAAACCATATAAAACCATTTCTAATTTTTCATCTTCTAAATCTTTCTTATCTTGTAATTCTTTAGTCCTTCTATTCTTATTCACTTCATCTAAAGATGCCTCATACTCCTCCTTACTTATTAAACCAAGTTCTCTTGCTTCTAATAAATCAGCCTCCATTTGTTCTAAATGCAATCTCTGTCCTTCTTCTGTTTTGAACCATATATCTTTTGCTAAATCAACAGAAGCCATCTGTCTTTCTCTATCTTTATCCGCTTGATTGTCTTTTTCATCAGCAATTTCTATTTCACCATCAATTTCTATTGATTTTTTCTCATCAATAGTTTTTTCAACCTGCTCCTTTAATTGTTCGTCAAGTCGTTTCTTAAATTCAAGTATCTTATCGTTCTTTTCTTTTTCATCAGCAAGTTGTTTATCTTTTTCCTTTTTAAGTGCTGCTGTATGGTTTGTTTCAACAGCAAGTAAATCTATCTGTAATTGTTTATATTCATCTGTTTCTTGTTCTCCATTTAATTCTGCAAGATGTAATCTATCTTCTAATGCCTTTTTCTTGGCATTATAAATATCTTCTTCGCTCGCTTTAATTGCTTCAAGTCGTTTAGTTTCCCAATCTTTACTTTTAATTGATTCTTCTGTTCTAATCTTATCTGCTTTTTCAGCCAACATTTCATCAACAGCATCATCACCCAAGAAAAACCTCTGTGCTTTTTCCCATAAGTCCATAAGTCCTTGTATTCCAGCCTTAACAACATTAATAGGTCCTTGTAAGAATGTAAACTTTTCAGCCCATCCATCTAACATATCAATAATCTTATCACCATTTGATATAAGAGCCACTACTGCTGCTATAAATAAACCTATCGCTGTTACTATAAGTCCAATTGGATTTGCTTTTAGAACTGCATTATATACTCTCTGTGCCGCAGTCATAGCTTCAGTAGCACCCTTAAATCCTTGTGCGATTGCCATACCCTTTCCTACAGTAGCAATCATCGCTTCCATACTTTCATTAGCACTATCACCAAGAACACCAATACCAGTCATAGCAGATGTTATACCACCTGCCAATTTACCAAACTCCCCTGTAAGTGCTTCAGTATCTAAACCTTCAAATGATTTGTTAATGTTCTTAACATCACTTTCGGTTGATCTTATTTGATTAGATAATTTCTTGAACTCTTTTGAAGAAGTATCAAGTCCTCTAATTTCTTCCTTCATAGATGTTAAGGATTTCTCCATATCTCCAAGAGTTTTTATACTCTCTTTACCATCTACATCAATTTTCAAAGTTATATTATCTGCCATGCATCATATTTATTTGTTTATTCCAAACTAACCAAGATAAAACTTCCTTAAAATTCATTTTAGTAATTTCATTAACTTTCGTTATATCATTACCACTCAAATTATAAAGAACATTTACCCACCCCCAGTCGGCTTGAAATCTACTCCTAACGCTTTCATCTTTTCTATCACCATCGTCATCATCTCTTTCTGGTTCAAGGATTTGTTTAAATTCTCTATTAACATCAGCTTTAAAATTAGAAAAAAAAACATAGCTCCCATCACAATATCAAGGGTCATTTCTTTTCTAAACAAATCTGCTCGTTCAATTAATGTTTTTTCATTATATTCTTCTATTTCATATGAAGGCATTATAGTATCTATGTCTTTAACATATATATAATTTTCTATAAATTTTTTCAAAGTTGTAGATTTTTTCTTCATTTTTATCGGTCTATATAAAATTGCCATCAAAATATGTAAATTATTCTCTATTTTTTCTCTACTACTGAAAGTTTGAAGGTCAATATACTCGCCGAATGTAATATGATTTAGATTTTTATTGAATCCATACCATTTATTCCCAACTTTAATCTGATCTACTAATAATCTATTTGTATTCTTAAAAAGAAATTGTATATGATTACTCATAGCTCCAATCTGATCTACACTAATATTCTTTATATCATCTAATCCCATATCAGTTAATATACTTAATATCCTTGCAGTCCTTTCTATACCAGATAAATCTTTATCTAATCTTATTATCTCAATATACTTACCTAATTTTATTTCCTCTGGTTTAGTAGGTAATGTATATGTTTCATCTTTATATTCTATATCTATCATATCTTTTCAATTATTTTTTATTAAATCTATAAAATCTTCATATCTCATAGATACTATTATCCCCTGTCTATTTCTTTTATGAAAAACTATATTCATACCATATTCATCATCTAACATCTTACTATCCATATAATCAATTATTGTATGAATGTTGCCTAGTTTTTCAACTGCTTTACACTGGATTCTAAAATTACCAGTATTTACCAAATCCACTCCTCTATCATCTAAACTCCTATTTTGGCTTCGTGATGTAGAAACATCAGGAAAAATTGGTTTTAATTTAATAACCATATCTCTTTCAAATTGATGTCCCTTTGTTCTTACATTCATATCTTTATATTATTTTTATAAATGACCTTTTGTCATCTTCTCAAATGTTTTATATACTCTCGCAACACATGCTCCACAACCAGGAGAATCATGTCGCATAAAAAAGGTATTATATATAGCAAACATTTCATTTAATTCATCATGGGTAGCATTTGTTCTACCTCTTAATCTTCTCATAATATCTACTATTCGTGGAAATAATTCATCTCTTTTCTTTTCTAATGGTGTTCTCATATCTGGTTGTTTTTCAATCAACCTTTCAATTGTTTCATCAACACTTTCTTCAGTTGGTTTTTCTACAGATGGTGTAGTTTTATCTTTATAAAAATCTTGTAAATCTATCCAAGATAAATCTTTATAATCTTCTGGTTCATAACCCATCTTTCCTAACTCTTTAATAATTTCTATCTTTTTCATATTATTCATTTATTTTTTATTTCTAAATATCACAACCATCAAAGGTTTAATATATCCTATACTTGTTCCATCATCTTCACTACCATCATCAGCACCGAATCTAAAACCTCTTGTTGGTTTCTCAAGAAATCTTATCTCTACATTTTCTTTATTATATATAAATTTATGAAAGTATCTAGTGTGTGTTGAAGCAGGTAATAACATTACACTTACACATTTTTCATTAGCACATTTTTCTACAAACTTACCAATATAAATATCAAACATAGGGTGGCAATACACCACCTCGTTCGTCCAGTCCTTATCTAAACAACTATTTTCCTTTGTATAATACTTTGGTAGTAAATGGTTATCATCACTCGCACAAGCGTCTATTGTAAAATCAAATTCATCTGTTAAATCTTTCCATATATTAGGAGGAGTTCTTAAATAACTCATAGATTTACTACAAGTAAAACTTAATGTTTGTTTAGAAATATTCTTTTTCATATTATTCATTTATTATTTTTTTTAATTCCTCTCTTATAAATGTAAACTTCTTAATCAAAGTAGCAACTGGTATTTTAGTTTCTTGACTAATCTTATTAACAGAATAACCTGGTGTTTTTGTTTTATTAAGTATATAGTCTTTATAAATTAGTTTATCTATGAAAAAAGCATCTACTTCATATAAAGCACTTTCAAAATCAGCCCAACACATTTCAGTATGCTCATGTTTATCTTCTATTATATCATCAAAATTACATCTTAACTCTTCTTCCATCTTATACATATTAAAATATGGAGCCGTCTTTGATATTACATTCAAATAAAACATCTGTTTTATATATCTAACTGCCGATTGATGATTTATTAATGATGATGTCTTACCACTATCCATTTCTAAAAATTGAATTAAAACCTCATGATAAATATCATACCAATCTGGACTTTTAATCCTGATACATTCCTTCTTAATAACATAGTAGTTCTTATCTATCCAATTAGATATTTTTAACATACTTATATCTATCATTTTTTATATTGGTGAATAACTGGGTGGGAAATCGACCATCTTTATACATTTGAACTGGATTTGGACTATCTAAAAACCAACCACTTCCGCGAACAGCA